GAAATCAGAATGTTTTTCAGACCTTCAGTGTATCTCAAGACAACGGAAAGGCAACATCCGAATCCATCGCTGCGGTATTGATGATGGCCGACCAAACTAATACGAAGAATGTTGGTACTCAAAATGCTAGTTTGTATAATTTCTATAAAAGGAGAAGTTATCAGTGTGAAGTCAGTGCTATGGGTAACGCCCTAATTCAACCAACTATGTATTTCAATTTGAGACACGTTCCGATGTTCAATGGTCCATATTTGATTACAGATGTTTCCCATACGATAACGCCAGGTGACTTCACTACAAATTTTACAGGAGTAAGACAGGGTATATATGATTATCCTGTGGAGGACAACTATCTTCAAAAGATAAATCAAAATCTTCTGACTCAATTAGAAAACTTAGTTATACAAAAGACAGACCAAAACACAACAATAACCACTACAAACCAAGGAAAAGAAACAAACCTAATACAAAATTCTAATAACCTCTCTGTAGATGCCCAAAATGCTTGTAGAGCGAATCTATCTCCACAATTCGATAGACTTGAATCAACTACAGGACAACTTACAAAATTGACCGCAACTGATTTCTCTAATAGTCTCAAAACCTATACAGGTACCGCACCTAACGCAGAGCTTCAGACTATAGTTTATGTTCTATCTTATATTCGAACATTCAGTATTGCTGGTGACCCTAAAGGAGAGTTTGTTGCATATGATAATAACTTCAGTAATATTACTTTGGATAAACCAATAGCATCATCACTTACACAGGATTTTGTACCTAACGTATATGCATGTATTAAAACCAAAACCATAAGTGGTGATAAATCATTACCGGCCGCGAAATTTAATGATGTAAATACCTACCTGAAATTTATGACAGGGCTTATAACACCGAGAATTTCACAGATTACGGGAGGAGTTTTTAAAGAAAAAATTATTGAATATTATTGCACTGCATTCCCTGCGGCTCAAGTTACCCTAGAATATTATGAATCAAACATAGATAGATTTTTGGGAATTTATGGAAGTATAGTTGACCAGGCAATTGCAAGCGCCGGAAGAGTGGGATTGAGGACTGATATAGGAACCGCATTCAATCAAGGAGGAGGAGGTCAACAAACAACAATACCGGCGTGTCCACCAACGGTATTATCAGGATTCTCACCACTTACAGGTACTACTGGAACTGTAATGAGTCTTTCAGGTACAAACTTAGAATATGTCAGAACTATAACGGTTGGAACAACTCAAGTGGATTTCAGAACAGTACAATTTATATCAACTAATAAAATAAAATTCTCAATACCACAAATAGTTAGTACACCACCACAACAACTACAAATATCAGTAACAACAACAGGAAATGCGGTACCTGTTACCGCACCTGGTGTATTCACTTTTATTTAATCTAATATATTTATATAAAAACAATTCTATGAATTTAAAAACAATGCTCGACAATTATTTGGGAAAACCAGTTAGGTTTTCAGAGCAAGACAATGGGGACGGCTCCAAAGAGGTTTGTGATTTGGACACCGGTGAGTGTTATATGGTCAGAGAAAGAGATGGTCTTATTGAGAGAGCAGGTCACCAACATTTAGCCAACAGAAGAGTAAAGGTAGAAACTGCCAAAGGAATTAAACAACTTTTAAACGGGTAAAAATGGGTATAGATAAAAAAATTCTAAGTGAAATAGAGAGATATAATTCAATTGTAAATTATATCAAAGAACAGGCTATTGAACCTCCCCCACCAGACCCTGCGGCAGATGCTGCGGCGGCTTTGGGGGCTCCAGCAACACCACCCGCAGAAACACCGGCAGCAGATATCCCAAAAGGTATTCCAACACCTGAGCCTTTAGATGTTGAGTCAGACCCAGAGGTAGAAAAATTAGACGATAAGGGTAAATCAACTGAGAAGAAAGATGAAGAGAGTGGAACTGAAGAATTAGAGATAACAGATTTAGTTGATGCTCAAAAAAATATCCAACAAAAACAAGACGAATACTTTGAAAACCTTTTTGGACAATTATCTAATTTAGAGAAAAGACTTGGTGAGATGGACCAAATCATGGGTAAGTTAAACTCTTTGGAAAGTAAATTAGAAAAATATAGGTCCAAGAGTCCTGAAGAAAAATTGAATTTGAGAGTCTATGATTCATACCCTTATAACCAAAGACTCACTGATTTTTTTGATGACAAAAAAGAAGAAATGGAAAAAACGGGAAAAAATGAATATGTTTTGACTGACGACCAAGTTAGTGATATCAATGTGAACGATATAAAAAATTCATTTCAACCGAGTGGAGAGGATAGAGAAGATTTTAAATTTAAATAATAAAAAGGGACCGATTGGTCCCTTTTAAATTTGACATATAGGGAAATCCCAATTATATTTGCTAAACAATCTAAATTTATAAAAAATGAGTAATGTATTAGACGCCGTATTGGCACAGTATGAAAAAAATCAAATGGGCGGGGCCCAATCGAAAATGTCGCAAGACGAAAGAATGAAAAAGTATTTCGCTTTAATCCTTGGTGATAAAGAGAAATCAGGTCAGAGAAGAGTGAGAATTCTTCCTACCACAGATGGTTCCTCACCATTCAAAGAGGCTTGGTATCATGAAATCCAAGTTGGTGGTCAATGGCAGAAGTTCTATGACCCAGGAAAAAATGACAACGAACGTTCACCTTTGAACGAAGTTTACGAAGAGTTGATGGCAACAGGTAAGGAATCCGATAAGGAACTTGCAAAGCAATACAAATCTCGTAAGTTTTACATCGTTAAAGTTATTGACCGTGATAACGAAGCTGACGGTCCAAAGTTTTGGAGATTTAAACACAACTATAAGAATGAGGGTATTCTTGACAAGATTATTCCCATTTGGAGAAACAAAGGTGATATTACAGATGCTGAAAAAGGTCGTGACCTAATCATCGAGTTGGCTAAATCTAAAACTCCAAAAGGAAAAGAGTATACAACTGTTTCAGCAATCATGTACGACGACCCAACACCCGTTCATGCAGATAAAGACCAAGCAAACGAGTGGGTAAATGATGAGTTGTCTTGGACTGATGTATATAGTAAAAAACCTGTAGAGTATCTTGAAGCAATCGCACAAGGTAAAACACCAAAGTGGGATAACGAAAAAGGTGGATATGTCTACGGTGATGATGAAGTATCTGAAACCTCAATTGGTGGTTCCAAGTCTTCTAAAGTTACTGACCCACAAGCTGACGCTGAAGCTGACACTGATTTACCATTCTAATTTTATAACAAGGGCGGGTCAAACCGCCCATATATTTTTTTATAATGACGTTCAAAGTAAAAGAACATCCGAAAAAAGTTTTCGAAGCCGTCACCTACGATTTTACAATAATAGACAAAAACGGAAAAGAACTTCAACTCAGAAAATGGGAAGACTCCAATGGTGGTGGATATTTTATTTTCGAGAATGAAGATTGGCTTGAGTTTTACCCCGATGAAGAATTGGACGATTTTATAACATACGATTTAGACTTTTAATTATGGCAATCAAGAAAAACGATTTTAGTAATCTGAAAAAGAAGTTCTCAACTTCTGCAAAATATAAACCCCAAAGATTTTTGGACTTAGGTGCCGATTTCTTGGATGCCGTTGGCTTACCTGGTCCTGCTATTGGACATATCAATATGTTTTTGGGTCACTCAGATACAGGTAAAACAACTGCAGCAATCAAGGCTGCTGTAGATGCTCAAAAGAAAGAAATCTTACCTGTGTTCATCATTACAGAACAGAAGTGGAGTTTTGACCATGCTAAACTCATGGGGTTCCAATGTGACGAGGTTGTTGATACTGAAACAGGTGAATTGGATTGGGACGGATTCTTTTTATTCAATAACAACTTTAGCTACATAGAACAAATCACCGATTACATCAATCAACTATTGGATGCTCAAGAAAAAGGGGACTTGAACTATAGCCTATGTTTCATTTGGGATTCTGTAGGTTCAGTACCTTGTAAGATGACTTATGAGGGTAAAGGTGGTAAACAACACAACGCATCCGTTTTATCCGATAAAATCGGAATGGGCATCAACCAAAGAATTTCTGGTTCAAGAAAGGCGGATACCGAATATGAAAATACATTGATTATCATAAATCAACCTTGGGTTGAATTACCAGACAATCCTTTCGGACAACCGAAGATTAAAGCTAAAGGTGGTGAATCTGTTTGGTTGAACTCGTCTTTGGTATTTTTGTTCGGAAATCAGAAAGGTGCTGGAACTACAAAAATTACTGCGACAAAAGACAAACGTTCCGTTAAATTTGCCGTTAGGAGTAAGATATCTGTAATGAAAAACCACATCAATGGACTCGGATTCGATGATGGGAAAATTATTGTAACACCTCATGGGTTTTTGGCGGGTAAAGATTCAACAGAAGAAAAAGCATCTATCGAAGCATACAAAAAAGAATACGCCGACTATTGGAAGGATATTATTGGTGCTGAAGGTGATTTTACACTCACAGAAGAAAAAGAAGATTGATTGTTCACCGTAAACAGATTATGTGCCTAAGACTTTATTAGTAGATGGTGACAACCTTTTCAAAATTGGTTTTCACGGAGTTAAAGAACTTTATAACGATGGTTCTCACATAGGAGGGGTATACCATTTCATCAACACTATCCGGAAATTTCTTGAAGAACACAATCATGACAAAGTTATAGTATTTTGGGACGGAGATTCGAACTCATCCGTAAGGAAAGGTTTGTATCCTCAATATAAAGGAAACCGTCGCCAAGATATGAATGAGTACAAATACGAATCTTACCTACAACAAAAAGCTAGAGTAAAGATGTATTTGGAGGAGGTCTTCGTCCGACAGGTTGAAATGAAAGATAATGAAGCAGATGACCTGATAGCTTACTATTGTCAAATTGCGACCGATGAAGACATTATAATCTTTTCGGCAGATAAAGACCTCACCCAACTTATAAGTCAAGGAGTGACCATATATTCACCTGTGGCAAAGAGGTATTTCAAAAACGGAGATAAAATAACAATAAATAAAGTTGATATCCCTCATTATAACATAACTCTAACCAAAATTTTTACAGGTGATAAATCCGATAACATAGATGGGATTGAAGGTTTGGGAGAAAAAACTTTAGTTAAATTATTCCCATTTATGTTGGAAAAACCATGCACTATCCAAGAAATCTTGGATTATGCACGAAATATCCAACAAAAGAAATTACCTAAATCTTTAGAAAATATTTTGACAGGACGGACCAAAAGTGGTATACTTGGAGAAGAGTTTTACGTTGTGAATCAAATGATTGTTGACCTTCATAATCCCCTCATAAACGAAGATGGTAAACAACTTGTTGAACAGATTCATACCGACACCATGGACCCTACTGACCGAGGTTATAAAAACCTTATGAGGCTGATGATGGAAGATGGCCTATTTAAATACCTACCTAAAAACGACGAAGCGTGGGTAAACTTCCTAAAACCATTTATGAAACTAACAAGAAAAGAAAAACGAAACACAAAAAAATGAAAAACATGAAAGAACACGACAGCATCAAGATGGAATTTTTGTTGACCCTGAACGACAACATCGTTGTCCAAAGATTCTTCAACGTCAAAGGTTTCAACCCTGAAGCAAAAAACTCCACCGAGTTTTATCATTTCATCAAATCTTTATCTGAGGAGCTACAGTATTACCTCAAAATGAAAACAGTTATCTATATGATGGATAACATGGAGGCAATTATTCATGACCCCAAGATTATGGATACGTCCTTTACCGAGGGTCCTGAGAACTTCTATCTTTCTGTGAAAGTAGGGGACCAGACAATTTGTCAGAGAATTTTCGATGGAAAAAAGTTTCCACCCAAAGTTCGTTATACCGTTGACGTAAGACCATATTTGAAGGATGTTCTTAAAGAACTGACTGACATTTTTTCAAATTCCGAATTATCTTACGAATATTGCGGAATTGATTTGAGAGATTGATATTTAAAATAAGAGGGGATATTTTCTTTGGCTATGAACAAAAACTTTGACTACTTAGGTAACACGTTTCAAATACAACTTATCAACCAACTAATAGAGGATAAAGATTTCGCATCCTCCATTGTCGACGTTCTTGAGCCATCGTACTTTGACAACAAGTATTTCAAAATCATCATTCAGATGATTAAAGAATATCATTCAAAGTATGAAGCTTCTCCTAACTTTGAAACAATTGAACAGATTGTAAGGGCTGAAGTCACTCAAGAATTGGTTGTCAAAATTGTTTTGGATACTCTAAAACAAATCAAAGATGCACCAGTTGAAGGGGCTCAGTTCGTTCAAGAGAAAGCTTTGAAATTCTGTAAACAACAAGAGTTGAAAAAGGCAATGGACAGAGCTCAGAAAATCATCACTGAAGGTGACTTTGAGTCTTATGACAAAGTTGAGGGTTTAGTAAGAGAAGCTCTTCAAGTTGGAGAAGTTGAAAAGAATGTTACAGATATTTTCTCAGGTTTGGATACTGTTTTGGAAGATGATTACAGACATCCAATTCCTATGGGAATAACAGGTATTGATAGATTGTTAAAGGGTGGATTAGCCAAAGGTGAGATTGGGGTCATACTTGCACCCACTGGTGTTGGTAAGACCACAATCCTCACTAAAATAGCCAATACCGCATTTAATCACGGTTATAACGTTCTACAAATCTTTTTTGAAGACAATCCAAAAATTATTCAGAGAAAACACTTCACCATTTGGACAGGCGTTGAACCTGACAAATTAGCCGAACACAGAGAAAAAGTAATGGATAAAATCTCAGAGATTCAAGATACAATGAAGAACAAATTGATTCTCAAGAAATTGGCTTCAGACACTGTAACTATGAATCATATCAAAAATCAGGTGAGAAAAATGATTGCTGAGGGAAATAAAATTGATTTGATTCTATT